TTGACCAAGCAAAGGTCACTTTAGAGTCACAAGGTGAAGGAGAAAACAAGTCTCTTTATCTAAAGGGCATTTGTATTCAGGGTGGTGTCAAAAACGCTAACCAGCGTATATACCCTGTCTCTGAGATAGGCAACGCTGTATCGACCCTAAAGGATCAAATTGACGGAGGATACTCAGTTCTAGGTGAAGTTGATCACCCAGATGATTTAAAAGTAAATTTGGACAGAGTTAGCCACATGATCACTGACATGTGGATGGACGGTCCTAACGGGTTTGGCAAAATGAAAATTTTGCCAACTCCAATGGGTAACCTAGTTAAAACGATGCTGGAAAGCGGAGTTAAACTAGGTGTCTCATCAAGAGGAAGCGGAAATGTTAACGAGTCAAACGGCGAAGTTTCAGAGTTTGAAATTATTACCGTGGATGTAGTGGCACAACCAAGTGCTCCTGGGGCATATCCTACACCAATCTATGAACACTTTATGAACACTAGAGGTGGATTAAGTGCGATTAGATCAGCAGGTGAGGTAGGACATGATCCGAAAGCACAAAAGTATCTACAAGAACAGATACTACGAGTCATAAAAGGCTTGCAGTAACAAAAAGGAGAAGCACGATGAGTGACGTTTTTAATAAACTTTTTGAAACTGGGATTATTAGCGAAGAGGTCAAAGACCAAATCACTAATGCCTGGGAATCAAAAGTAAAAGAGCACCGTGATAGTGTTACTGCTGAACTACGTGAAGAATTTGCTAAACGCTACGAACATGATAAATCAAGCATGGTTGAAGCGATTGACGCAATGGTCTCCGAGCGTTTGGAATCAGAAATTAAAGAACTTTCTGAAGATAAAAAAGCACTTGCTGAAGCAAGAGTTGAATATAAGAAGAAAGTTGCTGAACATTCTGAGAAACTGCAAGAGTTTGTACTCGGTCAGTTATCCAAAGAAATTTCAGAGTTGAATGAAGACCGTAAAAAAGTTTCAGAAAACTTTGGAAAACTCGAAGACTTTGTTGTTAAATCTTTAGCAAAAGAAATCACAGAGTTTGCAGAAGATAAAAAGGATCTAGCAGAAACCAAGGTTAAACTTGTAAAAGAAGCAAAATCCAAACTTGATGAAGTGAAACAACGCTTTATTGAGAAATCTGCAAAAGTGGTAGAGTCTGCTGTTAATTCTAAATTAACTTCAGAAATCAAACAACTCAAAGAAGACATTAGTGCTTCAAGAGAAAACCACTTTGGTAGAAAACTATTCGAAGCGTTTGCTAATGAATATCAATCATCTTACTTAAACGAAAAATCAGAAACTGCGAAGTTGATGAGAGTTATCGCTGAGAAAGATGCATCATTAGAAGAGGCTAAGAAAACCATCACAGAGAAGGACACTTTAGTTGAGTCTAAGGAAGCAGAAATTGCTAAAGCCAAAGACGAAGCAGAGAGAGTTGCAGTGATGAATGAGTTGTTAAACCCACTAGGTAAAGACAAGCGAGAAATCATGTCAGAACTATTGGAAAGTGTGCAAACAGGTAAGTTGCATACTGCGTTTGAAAAGTATCTACCTGCGGTAATGGAAGATAAAAAACCATCAACTGCAACCAAAAAGGCAATCATGGAAGGCACAGAAGTAACAGGCGACAAAGAAATCAAGGTAGAAGAAAATTCAAACTTAATTGAACTCCGCAGATTAGCGGGATTAAACTAAAAAGGAGAGACAAAAAATGTCAGACATACTAAAAGAAAACTGGCAGGAGACCAAAGTAGCACTTCTTGAAGGCTTAGAAGGTCACAAGAAGAGCGTAATGGATGTCACTCTCGAGAACACTCGCAAGTATCTCGCTGAGGCGGCAACTTCTGGCGCAACTAGTGCTGGGAACGTAGCAACTCTTAACAGAGTTATCCTTCCGGTAATTAGACGTGTAATGCCAACTACAATCGCAAATGAGATTGTTGGCGTTCAACCAATGACTGGACCTGTATCACAGATCCATACATTAAGAGTACGTTATGCTGAAACTTTTGATGACGTAACTGCTGGCGATGAAGCATTATCACCATTCCAAATTGGCTTAGGCTATTCAGGTGGTGGTTCTACTGATAAAGCAGATGCAACTGCAACACTTGAAGGTGCGGCAGGTAAAAAGTTAAGCATTCAAATCTTAAAACAAGCAGTAGAAGCGAAAACTCGTAAACTATCTGCTCGTTGGACATTTGAGGCGGCTCAAGATGCACAAGCACAACAAGGCATTGATATCGAAGCGGAAATCATGGCGGCTTTAGCACAAGAAATTACTGCTGAAATCGACCAAGAGATCCTTGCTTCATTAAGATCACTTGCTTCAGTTGAACAAACTTACGACCAAGCGGCAGTATCTGGTACTGCTACATTCGTTGGTGACGAACATGCGGCTTTAGCAGTTCAAATCAACAGAGTAGCAAACTTGATCGCTCAGCGTACACGTAGAGGTGCAGGTAACTTTGCAGTGGTTTCAAACCAAGCATTGACTATCCTACAATCTGCTACAACTTCTGCATTCGCAAGAACTACAGAAGGTACGTTTGAAGGCCCAACAAACACTAAATTCGTTGGTACATTAAACAACGCAATGAGAGTGTATGTTGATGCTTACTTGGCTGATTCAGGTGCTGATGACTCTCAAGTACTTGTTGGTTACAAAGGCTCATCAGAAGCAGATGCGGCGGCATTCTATTGCCCATACATTCCGCTAATGTCTTCAGGTGTTGTTCTTGATCCAGCAACTTTCGAACCAGTTGTGTCATTCATGACACGTTATGGTTATGTTGAGTTGTCAAACACAGCATCATCACTTGGTAACGCTGGTGACTACTTAGGAAAAGTGTCAATCACTTCTTCTAACGTATCATTCTCGTAATCCAAGGGTAGCGTGATTAGAATAGGGCGGCTTAGGTCGCCCTATTTTTTTGTCCAAAACATCATAAATTCTGCTCTATTTCTAATACCACAAAAGATCTTTCTATAAATATTATTGTAAAGTCAAAGTCAATGCTGATTGGCGGTGAACTTTGGGACGCCCCTGGTGACAGCACACGCTGGTGACAGATGGTAAGTACGAAGGTGACGTGGATTAGTACACTCAACTCTCACATTAACCTTGATTTCACAAAACCAATTGTTTAAGGATATGGTTAATGTTAACCCAAAAACTCGGTAGTCTCGGAATCTATAAAGTTAACGCTCAGCCATTTTCCTTTAAATCAAGGGGGAGTGGCAGAGTGGCTCAATGCAATAGTTTCCGAGGCTATCCAACCGCGGGTTCGAATCCCGTCTCCTCCACCAACTTTCTTTTATTAAATAGTAATAATGAAAGAATTAGAAACATCGTTGGACTGGAAAGACATTGAACACGAACTTAGAGAACTGATTAAATCTGCACCTGAGTTTAAATTTGATGTTATAAAATTTTGTACTTCTATTGGAGGAGAAGTAAGAAAACTAAGTGATATTGAAATAGATCTTAGAAGACAGCCTCGTGATAGCATATTACTAAAACACAAAGAACAATGCAAAAAGATTAACCAAGCAATAAAAGACTTTTCTTCAACACATCTCCTACACTTGTTTTCTAGAACAGACTAAATAATAGTGTCAATTTAGGAGCCTACCTTAGAGTAGGACTTATGCGGATATCCACCGCGTAGACCCTAGAACGGCAATATATAAAACAAAAGGAGAATATAATGGGAAGACCAGTAAACAAAAGATACTTCGGATTACTAGATGACGGTACTAACCTTACGGTAAACGTACAGGTTGGTTCTAACTCTGAATCAGAAGAAGGGTATATTATCAGACAAAGAAGTGAATCTAAATTTTTAGTTAACGATACTAAAACAGGAACAAAAACGAAAGTTGGCGGATCTGGAACTGGTAACGTATCTGTTTGTACACTTGTGGATAAAGCGGCAGGATCATTAGCGGCTGACGAAATGTCACTACAAGGTACACTAGCAGGAACTGATGGAAATCAAGTTAGAGTTGCAAAACTATATAATAGAACCTGCAGAGACTTTAATAATGTTAGATACAAATGGGAAGTTCAAAACGACTCATCCGAATCTATCATGCTTTTAACTGCAATCTAATTGCTATATCAGGAAAGGGCAAATTCGCTTTGCCCTTTTCTTTTGACTAAATAATGCTATAAAGTAAGGATCCTACTAACATGGCTGTAGACGTTTTAAAAGTAACTGGTGATTATAAATTAATTACTGCATCAAATGGTACAATTACCCTAGATACGGGTAATGAACAGGGTACCGTACGTATTACTGGTGACCTAATTGTTGAAGGTGTGTCTACCACGGTTAATACCGCCAACCTTGATATTGAAGATAATATTATTACACTTAACAAAGGCGAAACCGGAATCGAAACAATTACGTTAGGCCAGTCAGGTCTTTCAATTTCTAGAGGTGTTAAGCCTGACGGAGTTACCGTTGCAGATGCCGCAACACTTTTATGGGACGATACGTTAACATACACTAAACCAAATGGTGGTGCAGGCGATGGTATTTTTACTTTTAAAATAGGTTCAGAAATAGCCGCAATAAGAACAAACCATATCAGCACAACAGGAGAAGATTTAGTATTACTAGGATCAAATGCTCCAAATGCAAAATTAAGTGTTAGAGGTACAGCAAATTACGAATCAGGATTAACAGACGACGATATTCCAAATGTTGCGTATGTTAACAATATTTTCTCAACTATTAATATTCCAGAAATTAGAACAGATAATACTTATGTAAACACAGAAGACCTAAATGATGGAGATCCTGAATCAAGAATTACAGGTTATGTTGATAATGTTCAAAGGCTTAAAATTACCTTAAGAGAAATGAACCTAGGCGATATTACACTAGACGGTACAACAATTCGTTCTACAAATAGTAACGAAGAATTAATTTTACAAGCAAGTGGTACAGGTAATGTTGTTATAGATGAAGTATTGAGCCTTGCTAGTCCTGTAAGTAGTGCTCCTGCAGGTGATACGGACCGACTAAAAATTTACGCACAGCCAGAAGGACTAGGTGGAACTGGCCTATTTTTTGTAAATAATACTACAAGAGATGAGATAACTAGTAAAAACAGATCATTGCTTATGAGCATGATATTTTAGGAAAAAAGAATGGCAATTACTAACGATTTTATTGATGCAGGATACACAACTTTGTACACATCTTCGGGTACAAATGCTGTAACAACTATGATTTTTTGTAACTATGCTGATGTTGATAATATACCAGGCGACACTAGTTTAACAGATGCAGATACGTTTTTAGATCTTCATGTTGTTAAAAATGGACAAAGTGCGGCAGATTATAATAAAATTTTGCACAGATTATCAATTCCAGCAGGAGAAACATTTATCATGGATACAGAAAAATTTGTATTAGATAATGGTGACAAAATTATTGCACAAACAACATCACCTGCAACGGTTTCAGTTACAATTTCAACTATTGAGGTGTAACAAATGAGATTTGTAAAACAAGCATTTTTAAAAAACAAGTTTATTGTTGATAGATCATTGTTTGTTGACATTAACGGCTCTGTGCAATTTGCAGGCGCAATCCAAGGAATTCAAATTGGAGGCGGAAATACTTCACAAAGATCTCCAGCACCAGCCAACGGAACTATTAGATATAACACACAATTAGGTGAACTAGAAGTTTACGTAGGTAATAGTTGGGAACTCTTAAGAACTAACAGACCAGGAACTATATCAGTACAAAACTTAGGAACAGGTGATGCGTCAGCAACTGAGTTTGGTCCTTTAGATCCTGCACCTGTAGCGGCAGAAAACATTATTACATTAGTTGAAAACGTTATTCAAATCCCTGGTGTAAACTATACACTAGTAGACAATAGTGGAGACAAATATGTTAAGTTTGATTCTCCTGTACCTTTTGGCAAGGATGTAACCGTAATGCATGGATACGACGGTAGCATTCTAGGCGCATAATTAATACCTACTCACACGCTTTTTCCAATTTAGACTAAATACTATTAATCGCAAGAGTTCTTGCGAGGACATACCGTGGTCAACCCGCGATGTAAGGTGGTTGGAGGCACAGGATGCCCGTTTATAAGGAGAAACACAATGGCCGTGGGTCGTATTTCGGGTCCGTTGTTAAAGGCAAATCTTATCCGTAATGGTGTAGATTTAGCGTTTGAAACAGACTTACTATATTTGGATGTTAACAATGGTCGCATTGGTATCAAAAAAACCAATCCTTCTTATGAACTAGATATAAACGGCACGGTGCAAACCACAGACTGGATAGCAACAAATTCAGCAACAACAGGTAATTTAACATTCCAAGGTAACACAATCAGCAGTACACTAGGTACTATTGAACTAACACCTTCTGGAAGTGATCCTGTAATTTATCACTCAAAAATTCAGGTAGACTCATTAGAATTCAATGACAATTATATTAGAACATTAGATTCTAATGCGCCTATCGAATTGCGTCCAAATGGTACAGGTACTATTGAATTAGTAGGTAACACAAACGTTACAGGAAACCTATACGCAACAGGAAATATCACAGCAGGCGGAAATATTAGTTTAGGTGATCAACCAACTGATACTATTGCTATTAATGCAGATGTAATTTCAAATATTATTCCTGATGAAGATGACAAATATACACTAGGTACTCCGACACAACGTTGGAAAACAATTAACACAAGAAATATCAATGTTAGTGGTTTACAACTAAGTGATAACACAATTGAAACACTTGATTCTAACCAAGATTTAACCATCCGTGCAAACGGTACTGGTAAAGTTAGAATTGAAAACTTGTTACTAACCGAAGAAGGAAACACATATTTTGTTACCACAAACGGCGATGATACAGAAGAAGGAACTAGCATTGATAGTGCTTTTGCTACAATCAAATACGCATTAAGCCAAGCAACATCGGGCGATATTATCAAAGTTGCGGCAGGAACATACGAAGAAGTATTTCCATTGGTAGTACCTGCGGGTGTTACGATTAACGGATCAGGTATTAGATCAACCGTTGTTAAAGGAACGTCAGCAACACAGAACAAAGATTGTTTCCATTTAGATAGTGCAACAACCATTCAACACTTATCAATCAAGGACATGAAGTACGATGCATTGAACGATACGGGTTATGCATTTGCGTTCAATCCTGCGGGCATTTCGGTTGCATTACAATCTCCATACATTATTAATTGTACGGTTTTAAGTAGAGGCACAACAACAAGTGCAAGTGATCCATATGGATTTGACAGCGGAGATGCTGGTAGAGGTGCTAAGATTGACGGAAGTTTAGTTACAGCAAGTTCACTAGAAGCGGCAATGCTGTTTAATGATACAACATTCTTTATTCCAAACCAAACAGCAATTTACATGACAAATGGTGCTAGAATAGAATGGCTAAACTGCTTTATCTATTTTGCAGACAAAGGAATTTATGCTGTTAGTGGTAGCACTGGTAGGGGCGGCGATGGTAAAACAAAAGTTGACCTAACAAACTATACTGGAACATTTAACAATGGTGACACGGTAACATTAACGTCAGAAGACGGATCAACCGTGCTAGGTTCTGGAGTTATTGAATCGTCAGAAACCGTTAACGGAAATTTAAGATTAATATTTGATGGCAAGGTTACAGGATTTGTTCCTAACCCTAATAGAGATGACAAAACAATTAATCTATCAGGTGATGCACAATTAAGTACAACACAGAAAAAATATGGAACAGCAAGTTTATACTTGGATGGAACAGGTGATTATGCTACCGTTGCTAGTACAAACGATTTTGGTTTTGGTACAGGAAACTTTACCGTTGAAGGTTATTTTAGATTTGATGATGTAACAGGAACAAAATATCTATTTGATTTAAGAAGTGCATCAGGAACAACAGCACCTAGTGTTTATGCAGATGGAGCAAACGTTAAGGTTGCGGTTGCTGGTAGTGACGTAATTACAGGTACAGCAACATTAACAACAAACACCTGGTATCATATTGCAATAGCAAAATCCGACGATGGAACAAAATTATTCATTAATGGATCACAGGACGGTTCAACATACTCTGATACAAACAACTACGGTACAGCAAGACCTTTAGCAATTGGTACTGATTATAATAACGCAAACGTTTTTGCAGGTTATGTTGATGAAGTAAGGGTAACAAAAGGATTACCAAGATACCTTGCTAACTTTACAGCATTAACTTCAGCATTTGTTGGAGACTTAACAACGGTATTCCTAACACACTTTGATGGACAAAACTCAAGCACAACCGTAACGGAAGATGTAGAAATAAAATTAGATATTAGTTCATCAGGTGGTGGTACAGCAACAGGAATTTCAAATGTTGACCTTAAAGAGTTTGGCGCTGAATTAAGATCAATAGGATCAGCAAACGTTTACGGTAACCAAGGTGTTATTGCAGACGGAGAAGGTGTTGTTTTAAGACTTATCAATCATAACTTTGGTTACATGGGTGTTGGTAAGAGAACGGACAACGATGTTTCTGCTGTAATACAAGCAAACGAAATTACAGAATCAAACGGTGGTAAAGTATTATTCAGTTCGATTGACCAAAGCGGTGACTTTAGGGTTGGTAACGCATTTACCGTTGATCAAGAAACAGGTAACGTAACATTTGAAGCACAAAGTTTTGATATTACATCACTATCAGGTTTAACATTTACAGACGGTGGTAACACAACTATTGTTGATCCTAATAGGGTTGAAACAGGAAATATTAGACTTAGTGGTAATCAAATTATCACAACCAGCGGCGACCTAACAATTAATCCAGATTCAACAAGCAAAGTTAATGTTGAAGGAAATTTAAATGTTACTGGATCATTGTTAAAAATACAAGACACAGATCAAGATACAAAAATTACGGTTGAATCAGACTTTAATCAAGACGAAGATACTATTAATTTTTATGTACAAAATTCAATTGAAGCATTTATAAACACAGATGGTTTAACAACTTCTCAGTTTCAGTCAGACGAAGTTAGACTTGTTAACAACTCTGTTCAAACATATCAGAATAACAACAACTTGGAAATTTTTGCACACGGTGATGGATATGTAGATTTTGCTGATACAGATACCGTTAGATTACCAAGAGGTTCAAACGCACAGCGTCCAGGAACTCCTGTAAACGGTATGTTAAGATATAACACACAATCCAACACATTTGAAGGGTATGCTTCAGGTTTCTGGAACGTTATTGGTGGTAGTATTGGTGTACCAATTGACCAAGATCAAAACACATATATTACAGCAGAGTTGACAACGGGTGCAAACGACGACACATTTAGATTTTATAACGGTGCTGTATTAACAGCAGATCTAAATCAAACACGTTTTAACACTGATCAAATTAACGTAAACACCATTAGCACAGAGGGTGCAAACGCAGATTTAACAATATCTCCAAACGGTACAGGTAAAATTGTAATAGGAGATGTTGAATGGGATCAAGGATCAAACACAATTACACAAACAGACGCCGGCGGCACGCTAAATATTGGTATAACCGGAGAAGGTTATGTTGACTTTACAGGTACCTATGGTGTTAAATTTCCGGTAGGTACAAACAGCAACAGACCAGCAACGGCGGCAGTTGGACAAACACGATATAATACCGAACAAGGTAGAATGGAAGTGTGGGATGGTGCTGTTTGGGCATCGGTGGTTGGTCAACAAGGTGGTATTACTTTTGCCGAAGCAGAAGAACTTTCGTACTTGTACGCAATTATAATGGGATAAAAAATGGCAGTTATTTTTAAAAATAAAATAGTTAAAGATGTTGGAATTACACCGATTGATGCTATCACGGTCCCAGCAAACAGAACGGTTACAATTATTGGTATAGCAATGACAAATATTATGGATTCGCCTGTATTAGGAAGTGTATTAATAAAAGATGATACAAGTGTTACAGGAAATTATATTAAAGATGCACCTATCGCACCAAACTCGAGTATGCGACCAATTGCGGCTGGTGAAAAATTAACGTTACAAGAAAATTATACATTGCAGGTTAAATCAAGTTATCCTGATTCGTTAGATGCAATTATAAGTTATGTTGAACAGGTATAAGGAGTAGACTATGGCAAATTATATTGGACAAGACGCAGAAGGATTTTTCAATGGAATGGGAGAAAGATACTTTTACGGTCTTCGCAAACAAGAAGACGGAAGTATATATTTGGCCGTGGTAGATCAAATGAATCCAGATGATCAAATTACTATTAACGTACCAGGCGAAGTAGCAGAAAACTATGACGGTTTTGACTTTGGCCAAGACTTTTTTGAAGGTAGAGATGTTAATCATGAAAAAGTTTTTGCAAACTTAAAGTATGAACAATATCGTTGGGACTATCAAAAAATTAATTATTATATCAATGATGATGGAATTTTAGTTGCAAGATTAAATCAACCATATGATTATGGAGCATAAGGTAAAACATGGCACAATTTAAACTAGAAAGATTTACTTATAGTTACGCAGGTGATTGGGAACCTAATAAAGCGTATAAACTCGATGATATTGTTACGGTAAACGGTAACGTTTATTTCTGTAACAAAGCACACACATCGCAAACAGATTTTTATTTAGATTTCTTATACGAATTTACATATCCGGCTCCATATACTGCGGCAAACGACATTGATGCTGAATTTGACTTTAGTATAGATGTAGGCGGCGAAAACACTACCGTCGACGGAAGCGGTTTAGACTTTACGGTGACTAGAAGTGGAAATAGATATTCTGTAGCGATTGTTGAAGGTGGAAGAAATTATGTAACCAAAGAATATTTTAGAATTCCGGGTGATCAATTAGGTGGTGTTAGAGGTACTAATGATGCTATTGTTACAATCGATACAATTGATAATGTGGAAGACGGTGGAGTAATTACTCCTGGGGTAGTACAATCACTTTCGGTTACTGGTACTCCAGCATTAACAAAATGGGAAATACAAGCAGATGGTTTAAGTTGGCAAGGCGAATGGCAACCATCAACAGGTGTTCCAGGAACTGAGCCTGGTGATGCAGGTTATCCTTATGTTCCTAAAAAATATTATATTAATGATTTAGTTTTTAAATCAGGTAATGTTTATAAATGTGTACAAGGACACATTGCTTCAACCGATTCTACATACGGTTTAGAAAATAATATTCAATATTGGACACTACAGATCCAAGGTAACCATTGGAGAGGAGCATGGACAGGATTTACAGGATATAATCCAGGAGATGTTGTTACATATAATGGTACCATATGGCGCTGTGTAACATCTCATCAATCAGACACTATTGGAGTTGGATTAGACGGCGATGCAGAAAAATGGCTTAAAGTTTCTGAATCAGATTATTGGAGAGATAGTTGGCAACCACTAACAAGATATAGAGATAGAGATATAGTTACCTATGGTGGTATTGTTTATCGTTGTATAAATCCTCATACTTCAGGTGATGCAACAGCAGGTCTTATAGGAGATGACGGTCAAGGAACATTCCAGGATTTAGGTAAATGGCAAGTTGTTGTTGACGGTATTAGATACACTGGTGATTGGCAACCAAGCACAAAATATTACAAAAATGATATAGTAAGATTCAGTCAAAATACTTACAAAGCAACAGATTATTTTACATCAGATGTTGACTTTGATTCTGCAAACTGGGAAATTTATGTTCCAGGTATGGCGTATGAGGACTTATGGAATTTATCAACAGAATATCAACCAGGTGACATAGTGCAATATGGTGGATACACATATTATTCTAAAACATTTAATGAAAACAGAATTCCACCCTCAAATAATGCTGATTGGGAAATACTAGGAGAATGGTATAATATCAAAGGACAATGGTCCGCAATACAGGATTATAAAGTAGGTGATGTTGTTTCTAATAATGGATATATGTATTGGTGTGTGTCTGATAATACAGGAGATAGACCGGACAGCGGAAATAACGCACAAACATATAACATTGGTTTTAAAAATGGAACATATACATGGAACGGAGTTGCTACACCGGATTTAACATTCTTAAGAGGAACAACGATTACGTTAAATCAATCTAGTCTTGAAAATAACGGTAACGCTATATATCCAGCAACAGAAGTTGACGGAGAACTAGGAGTAGGAGTAGAGGTAGAACAAGGTTATTCTGTAACATATATTCTAGATGGCGAAGTTGTACCTACAAAAGACATATATGCTTCAGGCTTCAACTCAGCATCTGATAGAAAAGTTATAATACAGATACAACCAGATGCACCAGGAAATCTTTATTTTGCAAGTTACAGCAACACAGGTGCTTCGGGCAATCAAACAATTACAATAGCAGGTTCAAGCAACTGGGATGTACTAATGCCAGGCACGTTCTTCAAAGGTACTTGGAACGATTTTGAAGAGGATTCTTCTGTAACAGAATATCAAATTGGAGACATTGCAACATGGGCAGGAACATCTTATAGATGTTTTAAAAGACATACAGCAAATATTCAATATAGCAGACCCGACGAAGATGTAAGAAAAAATAATCCAGAATATTGGACCGTTTACATTCAAGGTATTAGAACTAACGTACTAGCACAAAAAGGTGACATTAAAACTTACCAAGCAGATTCTGATATTAGGGTTCCAATTGGCGATCCTTCTACCGTTCTTAAAGGATTAGATCAGATTAATGCCGATAGTTCAACAGGACCTGGTCCACAATGGCAGTTGTTTAACGAAAGCGATAAAGTTTATTTTGTTAGTTTGGATGGTGTTGATTCACCTGAGAGAGGTAAAACAGAAACTAGTGCATTCAGAACTATTAAGTATGCTTGTGATTTTATTCAAGCAAACCCAGGAGCAAGAGCGCCTGCTACAATTTTTGTAAGCACGGGAGAATTTAAGGAAGAATTACCTATTAAGGTACCTAATGATGTTGCTGTTGTTGGACATGAATTAAGATCGACTAGAGTTGTTCCTAAAGCAGGTTTTGAAGATACAGACATGTTCCATGTTAAAAATGGTTGTGGATTAAGAAATATGACCATGCAAGGACTTGTTGGAACACTTGGTTCTCCAAATGAGTTTGGAACTAGAAGACCAGTAGACGGTGGGCCAAGTTTTGTAAGTTTAGATCCAGGTAGTGGTCCTTCGGATAATTCGGTTTGGGTATATTCAAAATCAACCTATGTACAAAATGTAACAACAATTGGTGTTGGTTGTGTAGGTATGAAAGTTGATGGACAATTACATGGCGGTGGTAATAAATCTATCGTTGCAAACGACTTTACACAAGTTATCAGCGGCGGTATTGGTATGTGGATAACCAATGGTGGTTTATCAGAACTTGTATCAGTGTTTACATACTATTGTCATATTGGATATCTTGCAGAAGTTGGCGGGAAGATTCGTGCTACAAATGGTAACAATTCTTATGGAGATTATGGATCAGTTGCTGAAGGATTTGATTTATTAGAAACACCAATTACTTCTAAGTTTGATAACCGTTCAACAGAAGCAACGGTAACTGATGTTTTAACTGACCTAGATGATCAAATTTATTTGTTTGGTTACGGTCACGCTGGTCAGGAATATACTTCTGCAAAAGTTCAAAGTTTTTCAGGTACAGGTTTTGGACTAAGCACAGAATATACAGAATTTAGAAACGGTGCATTATCAGAAGTTAGAATGATGGATCCTGGTGATTCGTCTACTCCAGGAGGAGCAGGATATAGTGTTGCAACAGGACAAGCATCAGCAGGTGATTCAACTGGACTAACTTTAGATGCAACAGATACGGTCGAAGATAGTACAGGTGTTTATGACGGAAAAAGAATAATATTGACACAAGGTAAAGGTAAAGGACAATATGCAAAAGTGTTATCTTTTGACCCTTCAACAAAACGTTGTGAAATTGTTAGAGAAAGTGATGGATTGCCTGGATGGGATCATTGGATTCCTGGAACTCCAATAGTTACAGCACTTGACGAAACATCAAGTTACAGAATCGAACCAATGGTTGAATTCAACGAACCACCTTATTCTCAAAGCCAAGGAACATTACCAACACCATTGGATTATAAAAGAATTAGATATGGTGGTGGAAAATTTGTTGCTATTGCACAAAGTGAATTTGGTAGAGGCAATACAAATCAATTTTTATACTCAACCGATGGAGTGAGTTGGACTACCGGAACATTTGATGGAAGTGCATTGTTTACTCCTAATGATTTTTGGAGTTGGAGTGATCTTGCATATAGTGGAAGTACATGGGTTGCTGTTGCTAAAGAAGGAATTGTTGCAACTTCAACCGATGGAGTGAGTTGGTCCTTAAAAGAAGTTTCAACAGACTCCACTGCTCCTGTAGAAAGATTTATTGAATTTGGTGCTAACCCTGTTACATCACAAAGTTACAAAGTAACGGTTTCTATACCCGGAGACAATCCGTTGTATCATTTCGATGGTGCTACAAATTCAGCACCTGATATAACATTAGTTGCTGGTAATACATATATCTTTAATCAAAATGATGCAAGTAATTTAAGTTGTCCGATTTATTTTGCAACAACACCATTAGGTCATCACAGCGGTGATACTCCTATTAGTGAAGGTATAAAATATTTCTTAGACAATGTTCAAGTTGCAAATTTAGAGGCGTATGTTTCAGGATTTGATGCGGCACAAACAAAAAGAGTTGAATGGACGGTTCCAACAAATCTTGTTGGAGTTAATGTTTATTATGTTAATTACAATAGCACAGGATCGAATGTACAAACCGACAGCAGTTATGCACTAGTTACTATTGATAGTGAAAAAGAGTTTTGTGTTGTTGGTAGATCAAACGCAGGATCATACGAATGGTGGCAATCAACCGACGAAGGCTCTACATGGACCGTATATGATTTACCAAGTAAAGAAAGTAATCCAACAGCAATGACATTAACATATGGATCAGGAAAATTTGTTATTACAACAAAAGATTATGATTCAAGTGTGAATAGAATCTACATCAAAACACCAGGACAAAGAAGTTGGAGAGAAGAATTTATTGGCGGTGCAGATTTGAGTAATGTTGAATCTGCGGTATATGGTAATAACTTGTTTATAGCAACAGAAACAAATTCTAACAATGTGTTTATAAATCCAAATGGTGGTGAAGGACAATGGTATCAACAATCAGGTGTTTTACCAACTACAGGTAATTGGAAACTAGGTTACGGCCAAGGTGTCTTTGTCGCATTTAAACCAAACTCAACAGAGTTTGCTTTTAGTGAAGACGGAATTCGTTGGAAAACTAAAACTCTTTCAACATCAGCAAAATGGGAAGATATTGGTTTTGGTGATCCAGACAATGACGGAAAATTTATTTTAATAGGTAGCGGTACTCCTTTACAAGGTGCAGGAGAACAAAAATTTGTTACTATTAAAGCAGGCAGAAAACCATTAGGAAGAGTAAACATTAATAATAACAGAGTTAGCAGTATTTCAATTTATGATCCAGGTAGTAATTATGTAGAATCTTTACCTGATTTAGTTACAAATTATAACGTAACGGTAGCAAGAAATACCGCAGATGATGCAGATGTTTTTTATATAAACGGATCTGAAACACCGGCATTGTCTTTTGTTGAAGGTAAACGATATGTATTTGATCAAAGTGATTCTTCGAACGTTAACGGAGAAGATGTTTATCCATTAGTATTTGCAACAGATTCAGGATTAAATTCTATTATCGAGGTTAATGTAATTTACAGACTTGGTGGTGTTAATAAAACAAGACAAGAGTATGTAAGTGGATTTGCAAGTGCATCTGAAAGAACGGTTGAAATAGAAATTCAATTTAATGCAGAAGCAACTTATTATTACGGTTCAAGTGAACTTGCTGGTATGGGAAATAGTATTAGTGTTTCTTCTTCAGAACAACTGGCTATAACAATTACTGATCCGTTAGCAACAAACGAACCTACAATGCTACTAAGATTAGCCAATGGAGTATTACCACAACCATCATTTATTAATAGAGGTACTAGTTTTAGATCTGCAACAGCAACAATTACCGGAAATGGATTTGCTGACAAATATCAAGTAGGAAAAGAGATTGTTGTTAAAGAATTAAGTAGAGAACCTGGACCAGGTGATAACTTGGCTATTAGTGGAATAACACAAAGAGATTATTTGGTAACAAAAGTAACCAATGTACAAGGTGTTGCACCAAACCTAACAGCAACAATTCAAGTAAGTCCTCCGATAGGAGTTGATGAGTCACCTGAACACGAAACAGAAATGACCATTAGACAGAAATATAGCCAGGTGCGTCTAACATTCCATGACTTCTTAGACATCGGTACTGGTAATAAAAATTCAACTAGATATCCTGTGCGTTATCTAGAAGGATTCCTAAGCGGTAGTGATAATTCACCTAGACAATTTAATGAAACAGACTTTAGTAACGGTGGTAGGGTTTTCTATTCATCAACTGACCAAGATGGTAACTTTAGGGTCGGCGAGTTGTTTGAAGTTGAACAAGCATCGGGTATTGTAACTATTAATGCTGATCAATTTGAACTTGACGGATTAACTGAACTTTCATTAGGAGGTGTTACGCTCGGCGGAACAGGTGCTGTTATTAGAGAATTTAGTATCGATCCATTGTTTACAGCAAATAGTGATGAAATTGTTCCTACACAAAAAGCAATATCGGCATACGTTAAATCACGTATTACGGGCGGTGGATCTAGCGTTAACGTTAACAAAGCAACAGCGGGTGTTGTTGTAATTGGCGGAACAAGCGGACAATCATTAGAAACAAGTGATTTAACACCTATACAAATTAAAACTAAAATGTCATTCCAAGGAGGTGTTGGAGGAAGCATGGCGGCAATGGCGTTCTTTGCTTTTGGAACAGATATTCCTATGGGCGATGACATGGGTGGAACAGACGAACTTGGAGGGGATGCAGGTGGACATGGCTTCTAAATACATAAATAACATTAGAATTGGAGTAATCAATGGCTGAATTTTTACTTGGTAGAATTAAATTTGTATGGAAAGGTGACTGGGCCTCTAGCACCGCATACGTTAAAGACGATGTTATAAGATACGGCGGTAAAGTATATATTTGTACGGCACCACACACATCAGACACTAGTGATTTTTACCTAGATAGTGACAACTGGAATATTTTTACAGATGGATCAACATGGAAAGATGACTGGACTACTAGCACATACTACAAACTAGGTGATATTGTCAAGTATGGTGGTTATTTGTATATTGCAAATAATGCTCATACATCAGCAGATACCGTCACAAAAGGTTTAGAGTTTAACCAAGCAGATTGGGACATTTACTCAGAGTTTTTAGAATACAGAAATGATTGGGCAGTAAACACAAGATATCGTGTAAACGATATTGTAAAATATGGTGGAACCGTTTATGTTTGTATTGACGATCACACTTCGTCAGCAACAGCCGAAACTGATATTGATGGTTTAGAAAGTGATAACAACGGAAAGGTTCTTACATTTGATTCTGTTTCAGCCGCAGATGCAAGTAGAGCCGCCGGCACTTATAGTGTAACAACTACAACAAATAATAATGGTTCAGGCGTTACAGCAAATGTTACCGTTGATGGTATTGGTGGAGTTGCAATTACATTAACAGCAAACGGTCAAGGGTATGCTGTTGGAGATATTATTACAATCGCCGACGCTGACCTTGGAGCAGGCGGTGCACCGGATGTAACATTTACCGTTGTATCAGTTGCAGATAGATGGAATATTTTTTCCGAAGGGTTTGATTGGAAAAATGAATGGACTGCCGCAACTAGATATAAAAGAAATGATCTAGTTAGATATGGTGGACAATTATATGTTTGTAGATTAGGACATAAATCAGGAACTCTTTCTGATGGACTAGAAGCAGATCAATCTAAATGGGAATATTTTCATAAAGGTGTTGTATACAGAAGTGCTTGGGCATCAGGAACAAGATATCGTGTAAACGATTTAGTACAATACGGTGCAAACATTTATATTTGTACAACACATCACACAGCAACAAATTTTATTTCAGATGAATCTAATTGGGAAAACTTTGTTCCAGGTTTAGAATTTGAAGATAGTTGGAACATTGGAACAACATATCAACCTGGAGATTTGGTTACTTATGGTGGTTATTCTTATATTGCAAAAACAAACAATGTAGGTAAAGCACCATACTCAAATGCAAACGATTGGGGATTATATCTAAAAGGATTAAACTTTAGAGGTGACTGGGGAGATGATTCTTCAGCACAAGATTATCTAGTTGGTGATGTGGTAAGAGTAGGTGGATACACTTATATGTGTATTCAGGATCATCAAAATCAAAGTCCACCAAATGCAACATACTGGGTAAGATTAAATCAAGGTATTGAATGGAACGGTGACTGGTCTAACATTACACAATACGATTTAGGTGATGTTGTTTACTTTGGTGTTAACTCTTATCTTTGTGTACAAGCACACCAATCAGATCAAGCGATTGCACAAAATAGACCAGATCAGGATACACAAGGGGATTACTGGGCAATACTAGCCGGAGGTAATGAACAAAGTGCATTAACAACAGACGGCGACTTAGTTTATTATTCAGGATCAGGACCTACAAGATTACCAATTGGTGAAACAGGCCAAGTGTTATCTGTTGGAACTGCTGGATTACCTGCATGGCAATATTGGGGCAGAACAGATCATGTTTACTATGTTGGTCCTAACGGTAATGACGGAGATTATCCAGGATACGGTTCAACATTAGATAGACCTTTTAAAACTATTAGACGTGCATGTGAAGCAATTGAAAAAGGATCTTTAAATCCTAATGCTGTTGATGCACTTAAAAAGAATAGACAATTCATTCAACGTGAGGTTGTTGAATGGGTTGATTATCAAATAGCAAACGTTATTTCTCCATTCACTGGAGCATTTACATACGACCAAGCATTGTGTTACAGAGATATGGGACACTTGGTTGATGCTGTTGTCTACGATTTATCACATGGTGGTAACGAAAAAACAAGATCAGTTGCTTATAACTATTTTGATAAAGACGGTGCAAGTTATGTTAATGGACAGGTTAGTGAAACGGTTGCGGCAATTAACTATGCAATTACGGTAATGGATGCTGTTATTTCAAATGTAGATCCAGCAACAAATTATCAGACAGAAAACGGCTACACACCTGCTATTGTACAAATAAAACCTAACAATACAGAAGAAGCAAATGCACAAGCAATAATTACTAGTTTAGTTGCTATTGTTACCGATGCTATTACAGCAGGCGGCGTTTCAAATATTCCTGCAGAAGAAGCAGTACAAAAAACTATTTTTGTTAAAACAGGAACATATTACGAAATACTTCCTATTGTTGTTCCTAAGTTAACAGCAGTTGTTGGTGATGAATTACGTAGTACGGTTGTTCAACCAAGCACATCGGCACAATATACACAAAGATCGGATATCGATTATAGTGTTGCGGCCATTACAAGAATTAAAAGTTTAATTAGTGATATTGCACAAGGTAATGGTGTTACTAAAACAGGTACAAATACTCAAACACAGATTACAGCAGGTCCGGCTGGTACAGCAACTGAAGGTACAGAATTAGAAAGTAAATTGCAACATTTAATTGATTATATTAATTACTATGCTGGCAATGACACACAAGATTCAACAGCACCAGTTATGACAAATGGCCAGCAGTCATTAACAATTACAGACATTACAAAAGCATCTACTGCCGTAGTAACAACTTCGGTAGCACACGGATTATACGATAGACAACAAGTTCATATTAAAAACGTAAACGGTATGACCGAAGTCAATAACAGAGTTTTCTGGGTTGACAAAATTAATGCAACAACGTTTGCACTTTATGAAGATTTTTATCTAACAATTCCTCATAATAGCACAAGTCATAATGCTTACTCAAGCGGCGGCAATGCTTACTATAATGGCGATAGAGAATCGCAAGATCAAAATGTTCATAATGCTATTAGACAACTTTATCTTAACAGAGAATTTTTAGCAGAAGAAGCAACGGCATATATTACTGCTACATATCCGTCTTATACATATTCAGTTGATAGTTGCAGACGTGATGTTAGAGAATATGTTGACTCACTTATCTGGGATTTGACTTACGGCGGAACATATAGAACAACAATGAACGGCCGTTGGTATGTTAATGCTGTCGAAGGTTCATTAACAGAAGATATGTTCTATCTAAGAGATGGTACTGGTTTAAGAAATTGTACCGTTAAAGGATTAACAGGAACATTAGGTACAACAAATGCTTACGGAACAAAACGTCCAACAGCAGGTGCGTTTGTATCACTTGATCCAGGTTGGGGTCAAGCAGATAATAGAACTTGGATTGGTACACGTTCACCTTATGTACAAAACGTAACAACATTTGGTACTGCGTGTGTTGGATTAAAAGTTGACGGTTCATTACACGATAGTGGTAACGATTCAATTGTTGCCAACGACTTTACACAAATTTTAAGTGATGGTATTGGTGCATGGATTACAAACTTAGGTAGAGCAGAACTTGTTTCTGTGTTCTCATACTATGGACACATTGGATACCTAGCAGAGAACGGCGGTAAGATTCGTGCTACTAATGGTAACTCATCTTATGGTACATTTGGTACCGTAGCAGAAGGTGTTGACGCAACTGAAAAACCAATTACGGCTGTTGTTAATAACCAATTTAGAAACGCAGTTGTTGGCGAAGTACTTACAGATCAAAATCAAATTTTAACAATGTTCTATGACAATGCTGGTGTTAATTATGAATCAGCAACATTCACTATCGGCGGCGACGGTGCTAGTGCAAGTGTTATAGGAGACGAAATTAGAGACCAAGGTTTGTTTAATGTTAGAATGTTAAACACTGATGTTAATGCAGATGGCACAGGAGACTTTGGTGGTGCAGATTACGGATTTGCTAACAACACAGCACAATTTGGTAATGAAACATCAATTAGAATTTCAAACACAGATACTGCAAATAGCGGTGACTACGATGGAATGAGAATTGTAATTACAAGTGGTTTAGGTGTTGGACAATATGCTTACATTGGATCATTTAATGCAGGTAACAAAGATGCTACCGTATTTAAAGAGTCAGATGACGAGCCAGGATGGGATCATTTTGTTCCTGGAACACCTATTGCGACATTACTTGACGGAACAACAAAATATATTATTGAACCAAGAGTAACTATTAATGAACCACCGTTCTCAAGTACATCACAAACTTATGGAACAGCAATTCAAAGTTCTCAGAATTCAATTGCTTTCGGTAATGACAGATTTATTATTGTAGGTTCCAATACAACAACGACATTATATTCAACAGACGGTGCTACATGGGCGGCCGGCGGTAATCTACCAACAACACAACAATGGGGCGGATTAACACACGGTGGCGGTGATGATAGTACAGAAGAATGGATTTGTGTTGGTTATAATTCAACAGCAGGAGCATATTCAACAGACGACGGTGCTACTTGGAATTCAAGCACATTACCTGCAACAGCAAATTGGATTGATACAGCATTTGGTAATTTAAGATATGTTGCTATTGCTGAAGGTAGCACATCGGCGGCATATTCCGATGACGGAATTAGTTGGTCATCAACTACACTACCAAGCACACAAAATTGGAAAAAAGTTATTTACGGAAAACAATTCCTAGCAATTAGTGATAATGCTAACTATGCTACATCGATCGACGGTTCAACATGGAACTCAAGAGCGTTACCAACATTTACTGATACTGATACAAAAGTAAAAGATGTTGCTTACGGTAACGGACGTTATCTTGTAATTGGTGATAAAGGAACTGAAGCATTTTATTCAACAGACGGTATTAACTGGACTTCAACAATAATTGACACAACTGCTGATTCATCAATTGGTGGTGGTGATGGATTAATTGCATATGGTTCTGGTATATTCCTTTGGACAGCAAGTAAAAACGGTCAAGTTAAAACTATTGATGAAACAAGTTTCTCAGGTGCTGATGCATTAAGACCTGCTAATACATACACGGATGTAACACAAGATTCAACTACAGGCTCTGGAACAGGAGCAACATTTGACATTACGGTTGACGGAACAGGTACGGTAACAAGTGTAGTTCCAGTATTATTAGGTCAAGGTTATGCGGCCGGTGATACAATTACTATTGCAGATGCTAGCCTAGGCGGTGGTGGCGGAGCCAACTTTACTTTTGATATTCAAACTATTCATGATAGTTCACAAACATCAATCTCAAGAGATGGTATTGTTTGGAAAGCAAAAACAAATGGAAAAACAGATGCAGTTTATTCGTCACTAGCATATGGTAGACCTTATGTTTCAGGAAGTTCTGCACATAGACCAACATGGTTTGCTATACAAAGTGGTTCAAATACTGGTTCTATTATTAGAGCAGGTGCTCAAGCATTTGTTAGAGCAAGAGTTGCTACAGGTAAAATTGCAGGTATGAGAATTTGGGAACCTGGTTCAGGTTATTCAAGTCCTCCAACAATTACAATTACAGATCCTAGCAACACTATTGAGGCTCCTGTACAATTAAGAATTGGTGACGGTGTATTAGGTAATCCAACTATTTCTAACGGTGGTACTGGCTACGAAACAGCACAGGCAACGGTTGCCGGCAGTGGTACAGCAGACGAGTTTCAACCAGGTGCTAACATCTTTATTAAAGATGTATCAGAAATTCCTAAAGCAGGATCTAACGTAGAATTTAGTAACTTGCCAGGATCATATTTCAAACTGGTTACGGTGCGTGAATTGACAGGGCCAGATGCAAAAGGAAACTATGCATGTAAACTTCAAGTTTCGCCGGACATTCCTGTTGATACTGCACCTCCACATTTAGATCCAATTTCAATGCGTATCCGTTACTCACAGGTTCGTTTAACAGGACACGATTTCTTGGATATTGGTACAGGTAACTTTATTACTACCAATTATCCAAACATACCATTACAAGATCCAGATCCAGCAAAAGAAACGGTCGTTGGTGGCGGAGGTAGAGTATTCTTTACTTCGACCGACCAAGATGGTAACTTTAGAGTAGGTGATTTGTTCTCAGTAGAACAAAGTACTGGTGTTGCAACACTAGATGCTGATGCATTTAATATTGCAGGACTAAACGAACTTTCATTAGGTTCAGTAGAACTTGGTGGAACTGGTGCTGTCATTACAGAGTTCAGTACTGACGGTACTTTTGCGGCAGATTCGGACAGCGTTGTCCCAACACAAAGAGCAATTAGAACATTTATTAATGCTCAAATTGGTGGCGGTAATTCCGAATTGAACGTAAATATCTTAACAGCAGGTGTTATTGAAATCAAAGAAGATCAGATCGATACAACAACTGGTGTGCAGATTAACGTTAAACAAAAAATGAACTTCACAGGTGGAATTGATGGCGATGCTGTTGCATTACAAAGATTCCTATTAAGTTAAACAAAGGAGAAATAAAGCATGGCTACAGGAAGACTAGGAGCAATAAACCTTACAGCAGGAGCAAACACTACTGCATATACGGTTCCTGCTAGTACTTACTCGGTTGTAACGGTATCGTTCTGTAACAGATCTAACCAAGCGGCGGCTCTAAGACTTGCTGTTGCGGCGGCGGATACGCCAACTGGCGCAGAGTGGATAGAGTACGATACAGAAATACAAGCCAAGGGAGTATTGGAGAGAACAGGATTAGTGCTTGATGCAGGTAAGAAAGTAGTTGCTTATTCCAGTGCAGATAATACATCTGTCGTGGTTATGGGCATCGAAACTCCTGCTTAATGCTAAATACAAGTAGAATAAAGGGAAGCATACAAAATGGGAAGATATATTACAACAACTGGAACTAGTGGTGCAGTAATTACTGAACAAAGTTCTGCTTATAATGCTAAAGTTAATGATAGAGTTTTAGCAGATACAAGTAGTGCGGGGTTCACGGTTACATTGCCAGCGAACGCTGACCTAATTAAAGGTGACACAATTCAGATTATTGATGTTACAGGTAGTTTTGGAACTAATAATCTTACAATAGGTAGAAATGGATCAAAAATTCAAAATCTTTCAGAAGATTTGATTTTGAACATCAACAACTCTGCTGTAACGATTATGTATTCTGGTGCTACATATGGTTGGATTCTACTAGCAACATAATACTAAATTAGTATTACATTGTTAAGAATAGAAATTCAATTATTAAGGAGACAGAGTTAAATGGCAGACTTAAAAAGTTTATTAGACAAAGCAACGGCAGAGGACTTTGATGCGAATGATCCATCAATGCCTCGTAACAAATATTATTCTTGTCAGGTAACATTTGCTACAATTTGCGGAGTCTCTCATAACAGAGATCAGTGTAAACACGAATTTTGCTGGACACCTGAACCCGACGTTACTAAAATGAAAATTCAAATGTGGGGCGGCGGCGGAGGCGGCGGCGGAGTCTGTTGTTGTTCATGGGGTTTCTCTGGAGGCGCAGGTGCTTACGTAGAACTTCAAAATATCGACGTTACTAATTGTAAAACAGAATACCGGATTTGTATTGGACCACCTTCATGTTGTTCACCTGTTCAATCATGTGGATACAGAGGTTGTAAATCATACATTACTAACGGATACCTAAGAAAATGCGACGGCACAACTTGTGCTGGTAACTTCTGTGCAGAGGGCGGTATTTCAGGTTGTTCTTTCTGCTTTATGTTTAACTGCTTTAACTGCGGAATTTATATGGATCCAAGATACAGCACAACATGTGCTTGTTATTTTGACGGTGACCTAGGTTATCCGGGAAGAGTAGGCGGTATCGCTACATTTTGTTCTAACAACAATGCTTGTTGGTACAAACACTATACAATGATTCCTGCGATGCTTGAAACTTGTAAAGAAAGATGGGAATTAACAAGATTCTGTGCCCAAAATATGCCAGGTGGCTGGGACGGATGTAAAATGGGACAAGGATACCTTATGGGCGGCGGTGGATCGCATCAAAGAGTACCAGGCGTAGGTGGAATTTCAGGTTCTGCTGTCGGTGGAAACTGCTATTGCGGTGGTCCAGGCGGCCCTGGTTTAGTAAGAGTATCAATGTTTACGTAAAGGAGAATGAAGGTAACATGGCAAATTTAAGATCACTTATAGGTTCAGTTAGCGTTAACGACATATCGCCTTTACAAGATAAATGTACATTATATTTTCTTCCGCATTGTCAATGTTATTGTAACTCAGACTACGGCGGAAACTGCTACCTATACTGGTGCGTTCCAGCAGGTACAACAAAAATGAAAATGGAAGTATGGGGCGGCGGTGGATCCGGCGCTGGTGCTTGTTGTTGTATGGGTGGTACACCGGGTGGATCAGGTGCATGGGCATACAAATGTTTAGATTCAGCAACAGATTTTGCGGCAGGTAACACATATGATTTATATCCAGGCCCATCAACTTGCTGTGCTTCATGCTGTTGTGGAATTATTGGATGTAAAGGTTATATTTCAGGTCCAGGGTTAACTAACTTTTGTGCTGACGGCGGTAATGCAGGTCAGACTTGTTGTTTTATTCACTGGGGTTGGTCAGACTGCGTAGGTAATAGATGCGGTTATTATTATACAAATAGAATGTGTTGTATTTGTTGCAGATGCCATTATGGTTCGGATGGAGGTTCTCCAGGAAGACCTAGTGCTATTTGGGCACAATGTACTTGTGGATCGTGCTGGTGGAAATTATTATATCACTATCCAGGCGGTATTAACAATACCACAGGTGGATTCACAACAACACAAACAATGGGTAATGCTTGTAACCATGAATGGTCACGTTGTGTACGGGGTAACCTAGGTTGGGCAACAGGACAATCAGGTCATTTACCTGGTGTCGGTGGTCCGAGTGCAACATCATGCGGTGGCGGATGTTGTTATGGATTTCCCGGCGCGGCAGGAATGGTAAGAATTACTTATGATCAAAGTTAGGGGTAAATATTGATATGGCACAACTAAGTTCATACGTTTCGGAATTAAGATTACCAGCAGGATCATCAACAACAGATCTTCCAGCGGGTTGTCAGTTTGTATATTCATCAAGTTGTTGGAGTTGTCCATCATTTGGTAACTATCAACAATATTGTTGTTTTGCATTTATTGTACCGAGCGATGCGGCAAGAGCAACGTTTGAGGCTTGGGGATCAGGCGGCGGTGGCGGTGTGTCTTGTTGCTGTATGGGCGGATCACCGGGCGGATCAGGTGCTTATTCAAGAAAAACAATTCCAGTATCAACAGGTTGGTGCTATGACCTATGTTTAGGTGAAGGCGCATGTTGTAATAATGGACGGAACGGATTTAGAGGATGTCGTTCTTCTGTAAAAGGATGTAATATTAGTATTTGTGGTTCTGGCGGTAAGCCAGGATGTTCATACTGCTTCCCAGGTTGCGGATGTTACGTAACAGGATACTGCTGTTGTCGTGCTTGGAACTGCGGTTGCTGTATTAACGATAGTCCAGCAGAAGCATCCGGCGGAGATTTTAACGTATGCGGTGTTCGTGGATGGATGCAACATAGAGCATGTGGCGGCCATTGCTGTCACAAACAACACATTCCATATCCAGGTGGATTGGTTAACAAATGCGGTGGTACCGTTGCTGTACAAAATGGTGGTAGAGGTTTTGAGACTTACGAAAATTGTGCGGCTATGAACAATGTGGGATGGAATAGACTTTCTCCACAATATGTACCAGGTATGGGTGGCCCAACTTATTGGAGATGGTCAGGTGGATGTCATTGTGGATCGTATGGTGCTCCAGGACTAATTAGAATTACTTGGTATGATAACTAATTAATGGTATAATAGAGGAATAAAATGGCAATAACACATATTACACACGAGTTTGAATACGATTTACCAGACAAGTATCTGTATCAAACTAATGAGTTAGGACTTAAAGCATCTTGGATTTACAACGGTCCTGCTAGACTATGGGTACAAGTTAACAAAGAAACAGGTCTTCTAGTCGCGGCAAACGATTGTATTCCTGATGATGGAACTCCTGAAACAGCATTACAAGCAAAATATCAAGCAGGATTAGATCATGTTGCTGTTTTAGTTAATGCTAAAGAGCATCCTATTATTGCTAGTATTATGTGGATGGAAATTGACCAAGCAGATTTTCCACAAGTAGAATTTACAAGAGAAGATGTTGATCCAACAGATACAACGGTTTATTACTCACGTGCCGCAACACCAACTTTAGACCATACATATGAAATTAATGAAGTAATGTATAACGAAGAAGCCAATGAATGGGTTTATCCTTTACCTTGGAAAAAACCACACATGAATTGGGATATGCTTGAAGCCGGTAGATTAAATCTTATTGCTGATGGTAAACAAATTATAGAAAGTTTAGAAAACGATCCAGATGCAACTGAAGGTCAGTGGACCACACTTATTGCAGAAATGAAAGACTTTGTTACAGAACTTGAAGCAATACCTACTAAATTTCCTAGAGACACTTGGGATCCATGGATGGTTCCATTCCCGGAAGATCCTAGAACAAATGCAGAGGATGTGCAAGTTGCAGAAGTAACCGTTGAGGGGAGCGAATAATGAGCATTACACCATCGTACCTATCTGAAGTAGAAATTGTATTTGAATATGCTATTCCTGACAAGTATCTACATCAAACAAACGAACTAGGCAAAACAGCAACATTCACATACAAAGGTCCAGAAAAACTTTGGGTATTTGTTGAAGCAGACACAGGAAAATTAGTTGTTGGAATGGACGCTAGAGCACACAATCCAGAAGATGAAAAAGAAGAAGCAGAAATGCACAAATTTGCCGGATTGAGCCACAAAGCAATTTTAGTAGATGCAAATGAACAGCCATTACTAGCAACGTTAGTATGGATGGACAACGAACCACATGAAAATTATCCGTGCAAAGCATGGAGAGATCCTGATACTAATGAAGTATTATATTGGGAAACAGATCCGTTAATTCCAGACGATGCATATGATCAAGAAAACATCCATTATGATCTAAACAAAAACGAATGGAAAAAGCCTTTTCCTTGGGAAAAACCAGGAATGACAGAAGAAGAATGGGAAGAGTCAAGAAAGGCTACTGCATGGCACGTTTCTGAAGAATTACGCAAAGATGAAGACTTAAATAATCCAGCAAATGCCGCAATACGTCAAAAAGTTGTTGATCATTTGAATGAACTTGAAAATTTAAGAACTAAATTTCCAAAACCAGAATGGGATCATTGGATGATTCCGTTTCCTAAGCATCCTAGAGGTGATATATTCTCTGGAAATAAATTCGAAGCAGACGAAGCAATTGATCCTGATAGATCAAAAGTAGACGTTAACGAATAGTCAAAACCACTTTTATTCCTCTGGTAAAAACTACCCTATAAATATTCTTGCATAAAGCAATAATATACTTAGAGGAACAACATGAGCAAAACTAGATCTACAGCCTTTTTTATCAACGGAGGAGCAGGCCGCGTAATAGCCAGTATTCCTGCGTTAGAACTATTTAGAAAAGAAAACCCCGACGATGATTTTATCATTGTTTGTGAAGGGGGAACCGAGTTTTATAAAGGTCATCTAGACCTAGATAAACGTGCATACGATGTATGGCACAAAAATTTATTCCAAGAAAAAATTAAAGATAGAAATTGTATAAGTCCTGAACCTTATAGAATTTGGGATTATTACAATCAAAAAGCAAGTTTAGCACAAGCATTTGATATTCAAATTAACAATCTAAGTGAACCAAGAGAATTGCCTAAGCCTACTTTAAAATTAAGTAGAGAAGAAGTACTAAACGGTGAAATTACCCTTAATGAAGTAAAACAAATTACTGGCAAAGATAAAGTTATTGTTATTCAACCATTCGGAAGAGGAATTAGTTATCGTGATGGTGTGTTTAATGATAGTACTTCAAGAAGTATTGAATATGAAGATCTAGTTTCTATTATTAAAAAATTACACGATAAAGATCATGCTGTTATGATTATGGCCGAAATGCAAATTGATTTTAGTACACACGACATTAAAGTTCCGATCCCTACACCAACCGGAATTACATTACGTCAATGGGCGGGATTAATTAGAGGTTGTGATTATTTTATTGGGTGTGATAGTGTTGGACAACATATTGCAGATTCAGTAGGTACTGCGGCTACGGTAATTACGGGATCAACAGATCCGATTAATATTTCTCATCCTGAAAATAAAAAGTTTACAATTATTGACATGGGATCAACTGACAGAGAATATGCTCCTATTAGAATTACTCCAGATGAGATGTGTGATAGACTTAATGACGGATTAATGAAAATGGAAACTTCTGATATTGATAAAGTTATCAAAAGTGTTCAATTAGGTTTAAAAAATTACGGAAAAGAATCAGCAATTAAAGTAAAAGCAAAATTAAAAGATGAAGGACAACAACCACAAGGTGAAGTTTGTCCAGTACACGGTGTAGTACATGATCATGGACACGTACATCAAATGCAAACACCAATGCCAGCAACACCACAAGGCGGAACAATGCCAGGCGGAACTGCAATGAGTTCGCAATTTGGCGTTGTACCTCCATATATGCAACAAAAAGAAACTAAGGAGTAAAATATATGAGTGAAAAGAAACCAGTTTGGATTGCAGGTATTGCTAGAGGACATAATTCAGGTGTTTGTTTACTCAAAGATGGCAAGGTAGTTTTCTCTGTAGAAGAAGAAAGACTATCAAGGCAGAAGTACGACGGCGGACCGTTTGCGTCAATGATTAAAATTTTAGATTATACAGATAAAATTGATTATTTGGTTGTTGCACATACTCAAAGTTTACAAGAAACTGCTCCAAGAGTTGATTATACCGGTGACGATGTTTATACAGGCATGGCACGTAAATTAGGATTAATTAGTAGAAAAGATAATCCATACGGACATAGTCAAGTAATTGATATGAGTTTTGTACATCACAAGTTACATGCCGCCGCGGCATTTTATCGTTCTGGTTTTGAAAAGGCTGTTGCTGTAATTGTTGACGGTGCAGGAACATTTATCCCTTTACAATTTGGCGGTGAACATATTACTGGATGGGAAACAGAAACTATTTTTACATGTGACTATCCTGGAACTTTTAAAACAATTTACAAACACATTGGAGTACAAAAACCAAGCGTTCATGTAAGCAATCCTACTTTTGATAGTAGTATGTATAACGAAGATGGTACACATCATTGTGTTATTACCGACGGTGCTGGTATTACTAAAGTTTATGAAGCGGTAACAGAATACTGCGGATTTAGTTCTATTGAAGCAGGCAAGACTATGGGACTATTTCCATATGGTAAAGAGAATTTAGATATTCCACCGTTATTTAGATACGGCGAAGCGAAGCATCCTACTGCAAATAGAAATTTAATTATTCCTAATTATCCTAATGGTGCTATTGTTAACGCACTTGCATATGACTTCCTTGAAACAAATGTAGAAGAAAGCAAATATACGGTAACAAATGATGGCGGACCTGACAGAACTAGATTACAAAATAGAAGAGATCTAGCGTATGCTTGTCAAATTCAAACACAAAACCAAGTTGCTGACCTAATTAGAAAAGCAGTACAAATGTCAGGTGAAAAAAATGTAGTAGTTAGTGGCGGCTATGGTTTAAATTGCGTTGCTAATTATCATTATCTTGAAGAACTAAAGGATGAAGGTATTAATTTATATGTAGAACCTATTTCTAATGATGCAGGCACAGCAATGGGTGCGGCAATGATGATTTCTAGAAGTATTAGTCAAGACATGACTATCGATCATAGTTTAAAACATTCATTATATCTAGGACCAAAACATGAATATACTGATGCGTCAATTCAAGAGCATGTTGATAGGTATAATGGAACAATTGAAGATGCTGACTATAACAAGGTAGCAGACTTAATTG